CGTTCTTGGATCTATCAGGGTTCGACCTATACAACCTGAAAGAATATGGAGAAAGTATTGTCCGATCGGTTACACAGGGAACCGGAATACCAATCAGTATAGGGATTGGCTCAACTAAGACATTGGCCAAGGTCGCTAACAAGTTTTCGAAAAAGCATAAAGGATATAAAGGGGTTTGCATTATTGATACCGAAGAAAAAAGGATCAAAGCCCTAAAACAGACAGAGATTGGCGATGTCTGGGGAATTGGACACAGGCACGCAAAACGATTAGAGAAAGACGGTGTACACAACGCCTACGAATTTGCTCAAATGCCAAAAGCATGGGTCAGGCAACAAATGACCGTTGTCGGTGAGCGTACCTGGAAAGAATTAAACGGAGAACCCTGCATCGATCTGGAGCTAGTTACACCGACAAAGAAACAAATCTGTACCAGCCGGGCGTTTGGTCAAAGTATTACAGAGATAGAAGGACTGGAAGAGGCAGTCTCTTCCTTCGCTAGCATCTGTTCCGGGAAACTTCGTAAGCAAAAAACCTGCGCTCAAGCTCTCATGGTATTCATTCATACAAACAATTTCCGAGAGGATCTGCCACAGTACTTCAAAAATTGCGTGATCAAGCTGCCGGTACCAACGAATAGCACACCGGAAATCGTTCACTATGCCCTGGCCGCTCTCCGGAATATTTACCGAAAGGGATATTGGTATAAGAAAGCCGGTGTCATTATCATGGATATCGTTCCAGATCATGCGATACAACAAAACATCTTCGATACGATGGATCGGGAAAAGCATAAAAAGTTGATGGAGGTAGTAGATCGACTCAACAGCGGATTCACCCGAAATAATCTATCTTTGGCGATCCAAGGTGGCCGACGTAAATGGAAACTGAAACAAGAGTTACTCTCACCTTGTTATACAACTAGATTGTCGGACGTTATAAAGATTAAGTAGTATGTGTTTCTATAATAGCATGAGTGCGAAAGCTACAAAATTAGCCGCCAGGTATGGTCGTAATCTAAGCATGGTGGAGATCGCGGAAAAGATTCTTAAAGAGCAGAAACAGTATAGGGTTAATGCTTTCAGTTTTCCTGATTGTCCGGTCATTACTTCTGATCCAGAAATTCAGAGTTATAGGTGGGGATTGATCCCGTTCTGGGTGAAAGACAAGAAACAGGCTGATGAGATAAAGCGAATGACACTTAACGCCCGGGCAGATACTATCTTTCAGAAACCTTCCTTTCGGGAGCCGATCATGAAGAAACGGTGTATTGTTCCTAGTACCGGCTATTTTGAGTGGAGACATGAAGGAACCAGAAAGATACCTTATTACATATACGTAAAAGATGAACCTATTTTCTCTATGGCGGGTGTTTATGACTCATGGCTAGACAAGTCGACCGGGAAAGTGATTAGTACATTTTCGATCATAACGACAGAGGCAAATTCTCTCACTGACTATATCCACAATACGAAACACCGGATGCCAGCAATACTCAATCAGGAAGACGAGGAAAAGTGGCTTGATCCGAGACTAGGGAAATCAGACATAGAGCAGTTACTGTTCCCCTTCCCTGCCGATCAGATGGATGCATATGTCATCAACAATGATTTTCTGAAGAAGAAAGCTGATGATCCGATGATATTGAATAAGGTGTCATAAAATAAGTATCCGTGGTAGAGCTTCGGACGGTTTTAGACCTCTATGTAAATCAGGTTGTGTTTAGTTAGAAATCTTAATGTAAACCTGGAGCAACTATATTGAACCATATTCGTTGATTAGCAAGATTAGAACGAGAAAACAACCGATCATCTCCCATTGCTTGTATCTTTAACTCAGCAGTATACCCAGGTAATCCTAGGCGTATGCCGTTCCCTCCTTGATGAGCTGCCATTTGGCCTAAAGCATTTTGGATAACACCTCTCCCCATCCCATATTGTTGCATAATATTTTCCACAGTCCTATTGTCTACAATAAAAGTATGTCCATTATGAACTGAGAACATATTTCTCTTTAATTGAATAGTATCTTTCTTTTGGATGGAATCAATCATCTCAGATTGGTGGATTGTTACTGGCCTATTATCAACAATAGATACTCCCCCACCTTTCGATGGTTGCATCACTCGGAAAGTATCCCCTTTCCATTGTTTCTCCGTTTTCATGGTTATTCAATTTTAGAGATTTTCAAATTTAATATCTTAGAGAGGAAAGATAACAAAGTCACAAAAAACGACCAAACTTATTTTGTAGACAACCAAAACAGCATGATGAAATGCAAAATATAGGGTGTGAACGTAAAAAGAGCGTCCAGATAATCGCTTACCTGGGCGCCCAACCTTAACTATGAAAAAATTTATGTTTTTCGAGTATAAATATACGAGTTGTTGCGATCCGTTATTCTGAGGATCGTATGTTAGTAAACATGTAGCTCATATTTTTCATTATTATTCCTTCCATAGTAATTTTTCTATGAAATCATCACTTAAAATTTTAGCATTTTGTAGTTGATGAATATACTGATATTTGTTAAAACGCTCCATAGATATATAATAATCATGTAAAAAAAGGCTTCGTTTGAAAATCGAATCTAAAGGAATACCTCTCAACTCATTTTCATACAAAGGATAGGGAACCCCTTCTTTAGAAATGCATTTATAAGTAGTGGGCCAAAATTCTGAAACAACAGGATCTTTTAATATCTTTACTATTAGCTCTGATTTATCAGCAATAGTCAGTACAAAATTACCTTTTTTTAATTCCATGATAAAATATATGTTTTTTTAAATGTAATATTTTTTCAAAAGTAAGACAAAAACTAAGATAATCGTGTATTTTTTTTAGATATAAAAACATATTTATAAGCACTATTTTTTAATACAACAAAACCGCCCTACCCTCACGAACAAGACGGTCACACTAGTATTAATATCAAATAAACTCACCAAATTCTATAGTATACTCCTACTCCGATGTACGGAGATAGTCCGGACCGGCCGGCACCGTATCCTCCGATTATTCCCAGTCCCCATCGACGGGCCGGTATTTTTTGCGTAACATAGACAGTCTTCGGAAAAACATCTATGCTATCCAAGGCCGCGTTGTAGCCGGATACCCAAGCGTGATAATCTGGTGTAGAGTATTCCTTTTGGATGACCGGAAGAAATACTGTATCACCTTTGATGTATTTAACGATCGTGTTTGCCGGGACCTGGATATACTTTGTCACTGTTTCTCGGACTGGAACCGGTACTGTATCACGTAAGGTGTCAACAATGATGACAGTATCCGTTTTAGGTGTCATCATTGATGAGACTTCCCGAACATGGTAGCCGATAAAGAAGCTGGCCGCCAACCCGATCAATAGTAATATGATGTGCCAGGCTTTCATGATTTCACGATTATAGGTTTCAAAAATGATTTGTATTCTTCCCGAACGTCAAAGCACGGACACATCTTAATCCATTCAAACGGCTCAACTATGCCGTTATCGTTTAGGTCCGGTGACGTATCGCGATGGCCGAGTAGTTCGGCGATGTCGTACACCTGACAAATATCGTTTATCAGATCGTCCATTGCCGCTTTCTGTGCCGGGGTCCGGGTATCAGTCGGTCTTCCAGAGGCGTCCAGACCACCGATATAGCAAATTCCGATACTATGATCGTTATAGCCAATACAATGTGCCCCTGCGATCGTAAGTGGTCGACCGGTTTCTACGGTTCCGTCCAAGTCAATTACATAGTTATAGCCGATCTGGTTGAACCCGCGTGCCCGGTGCATACGGTCGATGTCCTTTGCTTTGATATCCTGTCCGACTTTTGTGGCCGAACAATGAATGATAATTGCGTCAATCTTTTTCATTTTTTCCCTCCTTATCTTTTAAATCTAATTTTCTCCGGGGTGGAATCCTTCTTCCACATTCACTGTCCGGACGATCACACCTGTTATGTTCCGCATCCTTTAGAGCAAGTTCGGCCTCATGCCTTTTATGTATCTCATCAAGTTTTGCCGACTGTTCCTGACGGAGTTCGACATACAAGGCGTCAATCTTCAAATCGCGTTGGGTAATACGATCCTCCAGCCAAGTTACTTGGTTCTTCTCGTTATCAATCTCTAACGCATCAGCGGCCGCATCCTCTTTGCGGGCATCCGTCTTACGGTTCAGCCAGGCACGGACCGCCCATTTGATCCCCTCAATCCCTCCCATCGTACCGACGATTGTTATTATGTCCGTTAATTCTATGTTCACTTCTCACCTCCTTCTTGATTTAATAGTTCTTCCAACTCATTTATCTTATCCCGTAACTCTTGTCGGGAAACATGTATTTTGCTCATGTTGTACTCTACCGGTTGTCCGATCATTGTTGCCTCATAGGATTTAATCACAATGTAGTCGGAGTCAGAGAGTACTTTTTTCAGTCGATCAATCTCTTTTTCGATCAGGTCCTTACTTAATATATACCGGCATTCTACTTCGTCGTTAACGTAGTAGTAATGTTTATAATGATAAGGTTTGTCCGGATCAGACCTTGTTTCATCTAGTTCAATAACTTCTAAATGTGGAGGTAAAACGATTTCTCCATCGAAATTTTTGAAATTGTTGAGAAAGTCTAAGTTAGCTCCCTCTGTCAGAGTTTCAGGGTTTACTATGTATCCTGTTCTTTTATCTACTACTATATTCATTACCAACCCTTTCCTTTATATAATACATACCATGTTCTATTGATCAAACTCACTATCGCAAATTGTCCGGGATCAAGAGTGAACTGTCCATAAGTATATTGGTCTTTACCAGAATATATAGGTGTTCCAGAGATAGATGAATAGTCTCCGTTTCCGGCAGCACTGCCTCTTACCGTTAATAAACCAGATGCCCAGGGAGCGCGAAAAATTTCGAATGTAAACCACGAATTATCTATACCATGGTAGGGAGAAGCCCCCTGTATCTCTCCTTCTCCTGTAGCTTCTGGAAGCTTGCCGAAATACGCCAGGATATCATCGGTTGAAGGTAAATATACCGTTTGATTAGACTTTGTAAACATGACTCTACGGTACTTAGGTCCTCTTTCACTCAAAAAGTATTCTCTACCTATATTTTCAAGTGATGACACTCCTCCGGTAACTTGTAAGCCGCCAATTAATGCTAGAGCTGTATTCCCTTTGGCCGCTCCCATGGATTCGATTATAACAGTTGTTTTTTTGTCCGAGTTGCTTTCGCAATCGCTGAACAAATTGTGTACTCGACCAAATGGTGTATATTTACAACTTGCATTACCTGGGACAGAGGCCGGAGTAAGACTGGAAAATGAATCTTTTGCGTTTTTTGTATACATGGACAGCGACAACCCCATTACAAAGGTTTTAGAAGCCGACGTATAAGCACTATCATTCATCATACCCATCTTAGGATTATTGTTCCAGTCTGTAAATTGGGCATTCAATCCTTTAGATGTAACTTTCCATGGACCGATCTTTCCTTCAACCATTGTAGCTTTACCTGTTTTGTCCACAAGAAAATTATCATTTACATTTAAAGAATTAGTTTTGATGGCATCAGCGATCAACTGAGATGTTATGATGGCGGCGGCTTCAATAAGAGTTGTATTTATCTTACCGTTCTTAATAATTGTATTACTTGTATCAGCCGCTGCTTCTAAGGCGGCATAGTTAGCATATCCCAGGCGTTGAGCCATCTCGTCCTTAAAAGAATCCGGGACACCTGAGGCATTGTCGGCGTATTCTTTTAGTTTATCCTGAATAGCCTTATTTGCCGTTTCGACAGCTGTATTGAATGAAGACATTGCCGAGTTGAACAAGGAGAACTTACTATCTACATTGTTTTTCTCGGCAACAGTCGTCCTACCATCGGAAATAGCAGAATTGATTGCCGACAGTAAGTTATCAATCGCTCCAAATAAAGTTACTTTGGCATTAAGCAGGCCGGACTTTGCGGTACCAGTCAAGTAACTGTTGACATATAACTTGTTATACGTAGCTTCGACTGTAGACTTATTGGTCTTTATCGTATTGATGTATGTTTCGATAGCCTTAGCTTCTGACTCCTCGATTATTCCATCCGCGAAGGCTCCATCCACATAATCTCCTAAATTTGATACTGACTGATTAGCTTGACTGGCCGAATTTTTAGCGTTAGTAATATCTTGCTTGGCAGCTGGCCATTCAGCCACGTTGTCAAGACCGGAAGAGCCTTCACCAAATAAAATCTTTCCCGATATAGTAGCCCCATTTTGAGCTATGATATGGGCATTCATCAAATCAATTACCAATCGAGCCAACTTGTCCTTAATAACACCGGTCGTGATCGTCTGCCCGGCTACCTCGGTAAAACCATAGTTAGGATTCCAGGAACGAACACTATCCTCCGGAGTGTTCAATACGCCAATCCAAAAATGATAATAACCGGCTTCTGCCTCTAGCTTAATTTGACGTTCAGAAACTAGTATAGAACCTGCACTACCTTCCTTCGGACACTTGGCATATACGTAATAGGCAAGCGAATTACTTAAACGAAAGGAAGCCTCCGGGATAGACCACTCCCGGACTACTTCGCTTACAGTGAAATGCACTAACTTACCGGCTGTGTTCTTGAAGTAGTTTGGGTCGTTATCAGCGTTAGGAATAAACTTCACTCCGACCAGATCCATCTGTTGTGAGTTGGTTCCGACAATCAGCTGAGCCGTATGTACAGCCAGCGGCTTGATGAGCTCCGTGAAATAATCCCCCTCCGGATCGAACATCATACCTAACGTCTCCATCACATCACGCCATGATCGTTTGGTCCACTCGCGGACCGGCTTAACTTTATCCTCGATTTCATCCGGGAATTTATCGACATCATCAACCAAGTCCTTGAAGCCGTTACCCTGCAGGAAGTCAGATAAGGTTAACTCGTACCGGTATGCCGGTTTATCATCATTTTCGATATAACGCTTAACCTTAGTCACACGAATCTCCCGATCAATCTTTAGCTGATCGGAATAAACCCCGACCATCTGCCCGCAGGCAATGAATAGGTTCATTTGCCGGAACAGCACTTCGTCGCATTTCCCTCTTAGCTGGATACGCTTCTCACAATGTTCATCAAGCCAGGTCTGAGCTTCTTCCGCCAGTTGGCTAGAGGCATTATCAATATAGACCTGGGGCATCTTTATGCCGGTAAGGATAAACTTGTCACCGACAGCGAAGTTGATATCGCCAGGGACCGTCAAAGCATTTTCCTCTTTGTTTTCTTTGAGCTTAAATTGCTTTATCTTGTCATCTACACTCTCTTTGACGATAGCCAGATCATATCCGGCTAGACCACCGTCCTGGAATGTGACGATTGCCTCCACTTCATCCAATAAACAGTCTTTCAAATTAAAGTCAATACCGGATGCTTGTAATGTCAAATCATCGATCTTCGTAGTCACCAAAAATTCGCCTTTCGGAAAGATATGATCAAATTGTATCTTCTTTTGCCCTAGTCGTCCATACTTGTCGGTATTCTTCGACATCTCTTTCAGGCCGCCTGGCAACATCAAATAGTCGGCCCCGTAATCCGGCCCCAAGTTTTTATCTGAGCCGTAAGGGTAAATAACCGTGGTCGGTCGTTCTTCATCGACAGACGATACTTCCAGTTCGGTAAATCCAAGACCTTCGCCCTGCCCCAGCACAAGGCCGTTACTGTCGTATTTTCTTTTCCCGATGCTAACCGTTTTATGAGATATCCAATACTCGGTATCAATCTGTTTAACTGTATCATCTAAGACATTCCCAACGCTCTTGTCCTTAAATGAGATAGTTATGGGACGGGACTCTATACACGATCCTACTTTCCAGCCTGAATCCTCCCTGTTCATGTTTTTAACGATCAATTCAAGGATTTGTCTTGCCGTACCGGTATAAAAGTCAAAGTTCTTCTTATATTCAGGTTCGCCATTCAAAAAGAATACAACGTCTTCCAGATCATACTTGCTTGAGTAAAACGGTATATTATACTCCCAGCCAAGCGACTTCTCCCGCTTAGTAACCTTCTCCTTATACCGGATCTTGTACCTTTCGCCCTCACATTCCACGTAATCACCAACCTCAAAATCAATAACATCACGGGACAAGAAGTTTAGGGTAAGCGTTTGCTCACCCATGATCTCATCAACCGTGAAGCTATTATTTTTCAGATAGGCATCACATAATACCGTATTTCCCCGCTTAATTTTCATATTTTAAAATATAATCTTACTTTTGTCAGACGTTGTATTTACACATAAATACAATTAGTATTAGTTTAAGTATCCGCCTCCCTGCTGCGAAGTTCGGAGGCGGAGTTTTTTTAGTAATACCTCAAAAAGCTGAATGAATAAGCGATACGCCTCTCCGGGCACGGTTTCAGGTATTCGTATTCCAGGTCATAGGCCTCCTGTTCAAAGGCGATCATTCGATAGGCCTTACCACTATCCCGATACATGATGAGTCGGACCAGGTACTCAACCAGGTACCAGACGTAATAAAGAGATATCGGAATAAGGATCAGGGTCAGCATCCACCAGCCATATACATCAAATCCAAGACAGGCGAAGAAGACACCGAAGGCGATTGAGAGACCTAACATAAACATTGTTTGATATTGTGTGACGTGAACGGCTTCATGATGTTTGCATCGTTCGGACAAAGATTCGTGTTCGGTGAAAACGGCTCCGAAAAGCATGATCGTGGCGAAGTCGGCAAGAAACGTGACGATCTTCGCAATTTTTGAGTTATAAAATACTTTCATATCTGTTGAGTTTGTGCCGGGAGTAATCCCGGCGGGTTAATTAATTCCTAATAGTTCCATCATCATTTTTACTTTCTCTTCCAGGGCACGATAATCGGATAGTGTCACCTTTTTGGGCTGTTCAGGACCAGGTTCTTCCGGTAACGGTTCGTCTGTCAGTACTTCTTCCGGTTCCAGGTTAGTTACTTCGTCAAGGATTACATCGTCCTCGACAGGAGCGTCGACCTCTTCGTAATGTTCAGGGAGTTCAACCAAAGGTTCTTCCAATTTGCGCCCTCCAATTTGATAGGCATAACCGAGATATATTTCGTTTCCGGCTACCCATCCGTCACTGATCCGGCGGAGTACTTTACCTTCCTCCGCGATCAGGTGTCTGTTATTTGATTCGTCTGTTTTCATACTGTTTCATTGGGAAAATCGGTTGCAAAATCACTCATTGGTTTAATACGATCCGCATAAGCCGACCAATTAGTCGCTGTCTTATAGGTATCCACGGCATCGTCCGGTACATAGATTGGACATGAATTACTATCATTTGCTAAGGCTTCAAATGCTAAACAGAACGGAGGAGTGTCGAGAATAGAAATGAAAGTTAACGCTCTACATCTACCAATAAGCGATGAAGAATAAACTATTGACCATTTTGTAAAAACTGTCAAATCTATCGAGAGAAGTCTGGAACAATAATAGAAGAAACTTGTTACGCTTGTTACATTCACCCACCCTGCTAGTGGAGTGAGGTCTACAGATTTTAAGCTAGAATACGAAAAAAAACTTGTTGCGTTTGTCACATTCACCCACCCTGAAAGTGGAGTAAGGTCTACCGATTCTAGAGAACATTTTCTAAATAACTCCGATGCGTTTGTCACATTCACCCATCTTGAAATTGCGGTGAGGTTTACAGAGGTTATTCCCAAACCGTAAAAGAAACCCGATGCGTCTGTCACATTCACCCATCCCGCAAGGGGGGTGAAGTCTACAGAGGTTAATTTACTACATAATAAGAATAATTGCGATGCGTTTGTCACATTCACCCATCCAGAAAGTGGAGTAAGGTCTATGGAGGTCAGATAGTAATTATACCCAAACATCTGGTATACATTTGTTACATTTACCCATCCCGCAAGTGGGGTGAGGTCCCAAGTGGATTGATTGGAACTAGACAACATTTGGGATGCGTTTGTCACATTCACCCATCCTGCTAGCGGAGTAAGGTCTATAGCTTCTGGATATCTATAGCCAGTCAACATACCAGACGCGTTTGTTACGTTCACCCAGCCTGTCAGCGGAGTGAGGTCTATATTGCTTAGTTCTCCATGGTACGCTAGCATATTAGATGCGTTTGTCACATTTACTAATCCCGCAAGTGGAGTGAGGTCTATTGGATTTAATTTGCTACAGGATTGAAATAAACCGGATACATCTGTACGATCTATATCATTTTTAAAAACATTTCCGAAAAAACGAAGGTTTGAATAAGAATTGAATGTTATATTATTTACTTTACTGTCACCTATATCCCAATATGCTATAAGACAAGTTGCATTGCCTATTGCAGACGTTACTACTGAACTATTTTGGACTTCGACTTGGTAATAACCATCATCAGAATAAGTATGTGTATACGTTTTTTCTCCATCACTTAATGCATTTTCTGTTGTCCCATCTCCCCAACTGATTATATAATCAGCATTAGTAGATACGATCTTTATAGATGCATCTTTACCTTGTAACAACATTTGAATGTTCCCATTGATTTCAGGCTTCAGTGTTAAGAAGTCAAACCCTATTGACACATTGACTGTACTAGCAGATGTACCAACTGTTACCGAAGAATTAAAGTCAAAGCAATTTGGATGAATAACGGTATATTCTAATGTACCTTTTCCTAATAATAAGATACATTCTCCATAGATATTTGTTTCTCCTGACTTACCATCACATGTAACAGTTGCGCCGGAAACCAATTGTCCCAAATCGTTTTTAACGATAAACTTAACTTCCACAGCCGCGTAAATTTCTACTGTATTTGTAGTATCACGAGTGATAGCTGCAAACGAGAACGTGTTCCCGGCATAACCTTGTGCTGAAACAGTACCAGATATTGCTTCTCCTGTCCTAACATAAACATAACCATTCTCATCTGAAATATAGGATACATCTCCAATAACAACACTTGCCCCTGACGGATAAATAGACTGACCATATACTTTAATCCTGATGGTACGCAGAGGTATATAAGTCACAGAATAATTCTGTGTACGGGTACCGGCTACTACATAACTAGCAGAATAATCCACATGATTGTCACATTTGAAGGTAAAGTCAATAACAGAATCATCGTCAGCAGTAACCTTGTAGGTGTATTCATTTACTTTCACAGCCTCAAAATTGCATTCAAAGGTGGAGTTTGTAATTGATTTTGATTGAGAACTACTAAATGTAAACGTAGTGACCGTAGGTGCTTTTAAATTTGTATAGGTTACTGTTAATTCCGGGAAAGCAGTCCGGATTACAGCCAGTTGGTCTTCTCTGGCCGTTACAGCATGATACTTGCCTGTTACGACAGCTTTCGCAACATTATTTCCTTTTTCATCAACACCTCCGATTTTAGTCAGCTTAAATAGTGAACTTAAATCGGGTCCGGTACTATTGAGATCAATCAGACGGACACGGCTTAAAACGGGGTTCTTAGTAGACATACATCTGTCCACAATCGGGAAGATATTCACCCCTGGAGTGCTTTCACAGATAATCGTAGACAATTTTTCGACACCAGCCAATTCGAAGAAAGCATCTAATAGCTTCGGCTGGTTCTTCAGCGTCAGGTTTGTGATCGTGCCAGGTAAATACAGCTTTGACAGGTTACCGCCTTCCGGCAAGTTAACTGCCGTTATCGCTGTTCCCTGGGCATATATCTCTTCTATATTCGTACAGTTACGGACATCAATTGGTTCGGAGTATTCCGGGCAGTTACGGACATCCAGCTTTTTCAACAAACGATTTTCACCGATTGAAAGTGTATGCAGGTTCCGGTTCTGATAACCTTCCACGCCGGAGCCAACGATCAACTCTTTTAATTTGACCATCTTTGAGACGTCTACTGTACCCGGATAGAGCGGAGACAAATCACCCAGCGAAGCAATAAGGGAGGCCCCGTAGATGATTGTTTCCGTGTCATTAAACTGCATATCTTCCGGGGCGGTCATCTTCACGGTTTCATTAAAACCTACCCTCTGAGACTTTGTTACCGATCCCCACTTTACATTAAAGTACATCGCGTTAAAGGCTGTCAATGTGATATCGGCACAAGGCTCCACACCAGCCCAAACAGCAGGTGTATAGGTACGGAACACAGCGGTATCACCCAGGATCGAACCGGCCAGGAACTTACTGTCCAGATATAGAAAACGATTCTTCCAAATCCACTTACCGTACATTTCACGGCTTCCCTGGAGTGCGTACAAATATGCCCCAGTCTTGATGATTTGCGGATTTTCGTGAGATTGAGAATAGTCCAGATAACCTTCAATCAAAGGTTGTTCGTACTTGTAGTAACCGTCTTCATTGTAGATGGCCTCGCACCATTTTCCAGCTTGACGGGTGTACAAGTAGTCCATCATCCTGTCATAGGACAACACATTCCGCTGACGCATCGTGTAGTACATTTCCCGGATTTCATCCGCAAAGGCCGTATCTACCAGCTTCCACAACTCACTGTCGGCACCGTTCCATACATTTGCCCCGTTTACCGTGTCACTGATCTCAACGTTATACAACAGCGCGATCAAACCTTCGTTGTTAATTGGCAACAATGTATCGTTATCATACAGGATAAACAGCCACAATTTGCCCCGATAACGAGTCAGGAACATATTCTTCGCACGCTGGTCAGTCATACCCAGTACCAGGGTTATCAATGCATAAAATACAAGCATATCCTTGTCAAAGTACTGGCTGTATTCAGCTTTGAATTTATCCGGATCACCTTTACAAGACACCACCCAATCGAATATGACCTTTACATTTGTTATGTCGGCTCCTCCATCCGGATACCGGGCCTCAATCGTCTCCTGCCATTTCGTAAAATCGGCAGATTTGAACAGAGCCATATCAGAGGTATTGTTTAGGAACTCCCATGACTCGTCTCCATCCTTAAAGCCGAACGTATCTTCAGCGGCTTTATCCGTGTTGAAATTAACCTTACCGATAAATACGGGTTCGCTGTCCGGTGTCGCTTTGTGGAACAAGGCACAAGGTTTACCGGCCACAGTTGTCCTGGCCTTTGGGTTTTCTTTCTGCGCTTCAGTAAGGATACCCATTTCCTTTAATAACGAATCAGCCATGTTTGCCACGCCGGTATTATGTGTCCCGGAGGACTCAGCGAAGTCAGTCTTGATACAGAAAATAGAAGCCGGAAGAACATCATCTGTCAACTGGAACATGTCCGCATGGTCCGCGCTGTTAATATAAGTCAGGCCGTCGATCAGTTCAAACTTGTAGTTCTTCCTGGGATAATACTGCGAACTGGTACCCTGGACGTTATTCTTTATATTTGCCCACCAGTTCAGCACATCATTGGCCGTCGAATAATAGTATATTTTGTTCGTCTTTTTGTCTCCTTTATACTGAGGCAGATCACCCTCTAACACAAGTACATCAATACGTTCTCTAACCTTGGAGAATGAGATATTCCCGTAGGCGTCATAGATATCGTTTTTCTGATAGACATCAATCTTGCGGTCGTAATCATCAATATCAGCTATATAGTTGTCTAGTAACTGATACCGGTTTAGGTTATTGTTATAGGACCGGATTGTATACACATCGACAGTGGCATCGCTGGCACCGATGGTAATACCGGCAGGAACAAGCTGCATGAAGTTATCCGTCTCCGGATACTGGAAAGTGGCAGACTTTATTCCATTGACGTAGATAGACAACAGACGGTTATCCGCCCTTTTTTCGATCACGAAAGCCAGACGGATGCGCTCCAGGTCCTTGAATCTTGTTATGACGTCAGACTGCTCGGATTTAATCTGCGCTGACTGAGAAGTGATCAATATACCACGTTCACCGGACCAGCAGGAAATGACCGGTGTGTCGTAACGATAGACATCACGTACCAAAAACTCGATCTCGATCGTTTTTCCGGTACTGCGCAAATCCTGTCTGAACAATTCCAGCGGGATATCTACCGATGCACCACCGGAAACACGCAAACAGGTACTACTATTGTCATCAGTAACCCAGCCGTTTGTTTTCCAGTTAAAGCCGGTCATAGTAGACATGATATCACCGGACTTCCATTCATCGCGGTTATTGTCGTTGTTCGACCGGTTTTGTGACGTCAGATAAAGTTCCAGGTCGGCGGTCTCTGCTTCTACGACAACATCTGCTTCGGAAACTGTGAGACTAAATGACCGTGATACACTGCCGGAGGCTATTTTTAAAGCCAGTTCACCGGGTTGTGTAATACGGTAATTCCACAGCTGGCGGGTACGGTCCACCGTCTGTTCCGACAAAACAGTACCATTGACGGACAACACCACCTGTGACGTGCTGGCTGCCGGATTATAAATAACGAACGGAATAGATAACCGGTCATATTGCTTTGCGGTTGTCTGGTTAATTGAAGAAGCCACGATGATCGTATTATTCCCGAATACTGTGCAGACCAGGTCATGAGTCAGCGTGTTGCTTTTGACAGCTATACCGTTGACCGTTGCTGTCATATATACTTCAAGTCGGTGCGCCCCATGCACTTGTGCCGGAATGACCTGTGATAACTGTTTATTGGATTCCGATGTAACAACCGGTTCCAACTCCGTCCCATCAAGGATAAAATGTATCGTTTTTTCAATAGCCCCTACCGGAGTATAGCGATAAGTTATGTTTCCGCTGTTAACCTGCGCATCGTCATAACTGTCCGAAATAGACATACTGATCACATCGACAGTAAAAGCAACAGACCGGGATTGTCCGGTTGAATCCAGCACTATAACCTTTACCTTGTTGTTGCCCAGAATAAGATACTTTGTTACATCAAAATAGTTGATACCTTGACTGATCGCTTCGGTAGCTACTTTTTGCGAGTTTATCGTATAGGTTGCAGTCCCGTCTCCGGTTTCGGAACCATCATCTGAATAGGTAGACGTAAAGTTATATCCAATCCGGACAGAGGCCCCGGATACAGTAAACTGCAATATGTCGGTAACAGCCGTAACTTTACAGGAGATACCGACAGCCCCACCGCCACCACCGGTACCGGAGCCAACCGGAATAGGATCGCCTACGGGTATTCCATCGACCGTTAAATAAAGCATGTTTTCTTCAGCATATCCTCCATCGATTTTCCCTTCTTCAAGGGCAGTAACCCGGCCTGCTAATAAAGCAGCCTTATCCCCTTGTTTCTTGGCATAATCGCCCTGAGTCTTAGCTTCGGCAGCAGCGTCCGTAGCTTCCCGCACCTTGGCATCAAATGTCGCATTCCGTTCATCTTCCTTCAATCCCCGGAGCCGTTCAGCTTCGGCTTGAGCAGCTGCCGCCTCTTGGCGTTTAATTTCGTCATTCTGCCGGACCTGCTCCTTGGCTTGTACCTGGCTGTAAAAGTTCTCCCTGGCTTCTTCCTGCTCTTCGACCGTAGCCTCAAGCTGGCGCATGTTGGTGATCTCCGTCCGAGCATCGGTGGCTGCGTCCGTGGCCGGTTTCATCAGTTCTGCCTTATTGGCATCTGTCAAGTCGGAAAAATGCAGTCTCAGCAAATCCACTTCAGCTGGTGTCAACTCTGAAAACTTCAACTTCAATTCTTCCCGGTCGAAGATATTTTTGTAGGCAGAATCCGGTTCCCCTTCATACTTCATCTGAAGAGTTCCGTTCAATTTCCGAAATAACGGTTTCTCGCCACGCGGACCACGGATTTTCTCCAGGGATATAAGATCCATCCAGGTCCCGGATGCACCCTGCCGCCATCGGATATATGTATCTGTCACTCCAAGATAGGGAGTTAATCCCGGATCGCCCGGTCGCCCCTTCATCAGAGACGGGATAACACGTTTTAAAGTTCCACCCTGGACAACCAGCAGCATGTCGTTATCACTTACGCTAGTCGCTGCCGGAAGGTTCTGCGCTCTTACTATATCAAATTCCTCTGCCATATCAATTAAATACTATTATTCTACCTTGTTCATCAGCCAATAAGCCTAAATTTTTGTCTTGTAATACTCTGTACCTTGTCACGCCACCGGTGTCAACCCAGGTCACTACCGGGATCACGAGAGAGATTGTAAACCGGACCATGATATCCGTCTCCTGCCATATCTCAACCGTATAAGACGGACAGTCTGAGTAATAGACCTGTGTTGTAGCACCTAGTGTATTAATATATAAGCTCTGTGTTCCGGTACCGGTCAATTGCGTAAAGAAGGCATGATAATTGTTCAGAAACTCACCTACGCTTTTTGCCATCATCCAAAGCGATAACTTGATCATCTTGTGTTGGGTCCGGATCGTTGTAAGGTCGATGTTCCGACCGTCCGTAAAAGGATCTTTCAAGGCCGGAGTCTTCAGTATATCTTCCAGACCGTCGTCGCACCCGATACCGAACTCACCGAAGTCATAGCCGTTTATCGCAAACTGACCACGCAGGCTTATCCCACCGGAAGGATACGCTGAGACTCTAGTAAAATTATCCTCTATAAAATTTAGGTCAAGAACTGAGCAATTCCTATTCTCATTCAGAAATACCGGTAACTCGTATTTAACCCCTGCGTTCAGTCGAAGCCGGTTTGTCATACCTTCAATCAGGTTCATTTCCCGGTAGCCAGTAGCAGACAGGTCAGACGTCAGCTTGTTATACCGGCGCCAGAACTCGACATCTCCATAAGCCTCCATAAAAAAAGACAACTTGATTGTCCTGGCTTCGAACTCCACCTCCGACAAGTCCGGGACAATGCCATTCGATTCAGCCCAGTCCCGAGTAGTTACAGCTTTACGCTTCGGATATTTCAACAGGTCGTCGAAAGAGCCTTCCAACAACGTACAACCCCATTCATTTATGTTTTTTCCGTCGATTGTCATCACATTTTCACTTTTACGTTCAACGTTCCTTCCACGGCATTAACCGTCCTCTCAGAGTATTCAGACAGTTCACCGGTATGCCCCTTTATCTCATCTACTGCATTATATATCTTATCGGATACTTCTTTTAGCTTGCCGACTAATTCCTTAATGGCTGTCACATCTTTCCAGCCTTGTACCTGTAGGTCACGGATAAATTGCATCTGCTCACGGATACTCTCGATGGCAACACGTTGGGCGCCGGTTTGTCCGGCCAGTAAATTAATACTCTCCTGATTAGCTTTAGCGTAGGCTCCTTTCAGGGAGTTATCCGATACATCTTCCGTCGTCTCCTGATCTTTAGGCATCAGATCAATGCCGCTAGAACTAAAAGCCTCTTCCAACTCCTTCCATGCATCCTGAAATTGTTTACCCAATCCCAATACATTATCCTTGAAACTCTTTGCCGATTCAGCTGTCAGTTTATAATAAGTATTGCCATCCTTATCCTTCTTCTCCATCGACTTATATAGGTCATTGGTCATCTTCTCTAATGGGCCGAGTAACATATTACGACGAAGCATGTTCTGGGCTATACTGGCAATCGTTTTATCGATATTGACTTCAAGCTCTTCCAGAGCATTATCTATTGATGGATCGGTAACGGAATTTACAATCATATCTGTTATGCTTGTGAAATCCAGACCAAGAACAGTATCCTGAATCTGATCTTTAAATTCTTCCGTTTTATCAATACCTTCAGCGATGGCGTCAATATACTTACGCAGTCCTTCCGGAAGACGGGCATAAACCTCCGGCAATTTCTTCAGCAAGGCCAGCTGTTCATTAGTCATCCGGCTTAAATCAGTCGTATAGATGCCTACTTCGCGAAGTTCGTTGACATACCCTTTCAGCATCTTGTTGGCCTTGTAACCGTCGCTATGGGAGAACATACCGGAACCGGCTCTCATCGCTTCATTGAACAATGTACGGCTGGCCGCGATAGATTTGGCGATATCCTTTGTTGTGTCAATGATATTTTGACCAAACGCCATGCCTCCCAATTTATCAAGGAGGGCAACCTGGGTATCGATAAGGTCATTGATAGCATCCATATAGGTTTCATACCCTTCCACCATGGATTTATCAATTTCCTTCTTCGCAGTAAACAGATTGCTGACAACACTGACCAGTTGGCCGGCTGCCGCAGAGATACCTCCGATTAGTCCTCCCTCGGCAAATCCCTGAGCGATATTGCTAACAGCATCCAAGGCCATATCCAATTCATCAGAGATGCCTCCAAAAGCCGTTTTCAGGCTATCGGCTACATCGGCTACCATCTGCATCTTGCCCTTAAAGCCTTCTGCATACTCGATCGCCTTTTCTTTCGCTTCCTCCTCGGACATACCCAGATCCATAAAGCGCTTCTGTAATGCCTTTATGGCTTTTTCATCAATCAGGTTATTGATTGATTTCTTACTTGGTTTTGACAGAGCCTTATCATATCCTTCAACGGCGATCCTTAAAAGTTCTGCGTCTTTCTTGGACTGCTCATCCCCCATACTATCGAGGATAGTAATACGTTCCAGGGCGTATTTACGTACAATTTCTGTTTTCTGTCGTTCGGTCTCTTCGACAAAGTAGGTGTCATTGGACTTGTTTTCAAGATGGCCGAGGTCTACCTGTTCCTTAAAATCGACTGTAGACAAAGCTGATTCTTTCCGGGCGTATTCCCTTTCCGCCTGCTGCTTTCTGATAAGCATCTGGATAAAGTCCCCTTCCTCTTCTTCGCCGGCTTCCTTGGCTATTTTGATCTGCTCTTTGTAGTAGCTATCGATCTCAATCAAACGATTATCCAGTTGGCTCCGGAAATGAGAATCAACATCGTTTTGGATTGATTTCAGTTGGTCGGAATAATCCTTTGCGATATTGGCAACATCGTTGTTTCGCTTATCTTTAGCAGAGTTTTCACGATCGGTAAAAGTAGAAAGGACAGCAGGATCTTCCTTACCTTTGGCTTCTTTGATTTTCTTTTGATATTCTTCCTTCTCTTTCTGGATAGCGGCAATGGTTTCTTTATATTCCTGATCGGCTAACAGCACTCGTTTGTCCTTGCCATCTTTCATTATGGCAATACGATCGGCCTGTAGTTTTAACTCATTGTCGAGGATAGAGCGAGCAAGGTCCGCTTGAGCTTGTTTCAATTTGCCACCTTCCTTACCCGATATGCCTGTCAAAGCCTCCAGCTTACCTTTTATCTCCTTGACCTTATCTTCTGCCGTTTTTATCTCGCTGTTTTTTGCGGTAGAATCTGGCGCACGGAGTTTTTTTAAATTGACTTCAGCATCTGACAATTCTTTAGTAAGAGCGATTTTTCGCTGGAGGACAGTTTCTCCTTTTTCATTGTCATTATTCAAATCCTCTGCGGCCTTCCTTGCCGCCGTCTCATCCTTCACACCCTGAATTACTATATCTTTTGCCTTCTCATATTCTATTTTCAATTGTTCATTTCTCGACTTCAAACGGCGCAATTCAAACCACTCTCCTACAGATGTATCCATTCCACTCTTGCTATCCAATGTAGCTATTCGTGAATCATTGGTTTTCATTTCAGCTTCAATAGCATTAACATCCGCTCGCTGCTGAGCTTTAATCCTATCATCGAGTGCTTTCGCTAATAAATTATTTGCCTGCACCGAATCCATCAAAAGAAAGTTCTGAAGGGAAATATTTTTTAGTTCATCCGGATAAAGAGATTGAAGGTTTCTGTAAATTTCAACCTTCTTTGACATAAGAACATTTTCATCTTTCAAAGAGGAGAGCATACCGTCCACGCTCTCTTTTGTCTTATCTGCCCACTCACTGAGTTCTTTAACTCGCTTATTATGTGCTGCAGTAGCTTTTTCTGCGGCAGTCGCCTGTGTTGCATATTTATACAATCCGTATCCTAATGCTGCAACTGCGGCAGCTGCTAAAACATAGGGATTTGTAGCCAAAGCTGCTATATTTTTTAACAAAGCGACAGTCTGTGCTTTAATGGCATTTGTCATCAATTTACTCGTCGTTATATGCTGTATTGAAGCCAGCCGACTAACAACCAATGCTTTTGTATGGATATTCTGAGCAACAGTAGAAGCCGTTACAGCTCCTTTATAACCGATAAAAGCACCTGTAACTATTACTATTAAATCACCAAGAGATTTGATAGCACGCTCAACATCACCATTCTTAAATGCTTCATTAAATGCTGTGGCAACCTCTGAAACTTCTTTCAATATTGCTTGTCCCATTGGACGAAGAGCGGCTTGAATATTATTAGACAGAAGCGTCATTTGGTTATCCGCAGCATCTTTCATCTTCTCAAACGCAGCTTCTGTAGCCCCTAAAGAGTTCTGCAACTCTCCAAGATCACTCGCTGCCGACTTGGCATTTTTCCCGGTCAAAGCTAATGTAGCAGCCAACCCTTCATCCGTACCGAGCATTTCCTTCATCTTGGAGGCAGAACCGCCGGCCTTCTCGTTAATCAACTGCAATGCTTCTTGGAAAGTACGGCCTTGAAAAGCGGCATCCCCAAGTTCTCCGGCAGTGCCCTGAATAGCAGCCCGGATTTGAGTCATTGCCTGCGCTGTCGGCGTTCCCTGTTTGGTCAATGAAGCGACTGCACCCAACACCTGATCGATACTGATCCCGTATGCGGCCGCAATAGGCGCAACTTGGGCTATAGAAGCACCCAATTGTCCAAACGTAGTCTTACCCAACCGGACAGTTGTAAAAAGCTGATCCGAGACTGTACCGGCCTCCTCCGCAGACATCTTATAAGCATTCAGGATCGTTGTTATAGCATCGGCTGCCGTCTCGGTTTCTGCAAGTCCTCCCACGGCAGCTTTAGCCGAAACTTCCAGAATCTTCATACCATCCGCCCCATCATGACCGGCAGAAACAATACTATATAACGCCTTAGCAGCCTCCGGAGCCTTGATCGGTATCTCTTGGGTTATGGACATGATCTGATTCATAAAACCGGTCATATCATCCGTCACCTGTGTGGAGATCGTCGCAACTTCCAACATATTCTTTTGAAACTCTTTTTCGAAGTCATAAGAGCTCTTAGCAGCACTGGCGAACGCCGTTGCAGCACTAATCCCAATGCCGGAAAAGACATCGAACGATGTAATTTGTCCGGCCATCGCCTTAATTATCCCCATTGCCTCCCGGCGACCAGCGTACAAACCGGAGTTATCAACACCGGTAGCCATGTATAAAGCTCCGTCCCTGTTTACTATACCCATAGAAATGTTTATAGTAAAATATAAACAGATCAATAAAAATTTCGAACAAATAAACTTCCACATTTGGGAATTATATTATATCTTTGCATCAAAGAGAAACAAACAACAGAAATATGAAAATCATTGATTCAGAAAAGCTAGAAAAGTTCATCCGCAAGCATGCTGATGCAGACAAGGCAATCCAGAAATGGATACAAATATGTGAGGCTGCTGATTGGAAAAGCCACTCTGACTTGAAAAATGATTTTCTTTCCGCCGATTATGTAGGTAACAGCCGATATGTATTTAACATCAAAGGTAATAATTATCGGATTGTAGCTGTTGTTACGTTTTTCGCTGGCCGCATGGTTATCCGCTTTATCGGTACTCATCCGGAATATGATAAAATTGATGTAAAAACTATTTAATAAGGAGGGCGTATGATTATTAAAAACGATGCTCAGTATAGAGAACATAAAGAAGCGATGGAGGTGATTATTGCGAAAGGGACTAAGCTTGGCGATATGGAACTTTTATCACAGTCGGACAAAGACGAATTTATCCGTCTTACCGATGCGATCCATGAATGGGAAGCCGCTTATCATCCACTGCCCGGTAAAGTCTCCTCACTGATAACAGACGAGATAAAAAAGCAGATGATAGATAAAAAGATCAAACAAAAAGAAGCCGCAAAAATGCTCGGTATATCAGAGTCCAGGGTAAGCGAATTATTGAACGGTAAACGTGCGCTTAACCTGAACATCGCAAAACGCTTACGTGATTGTTTCGGAATCCCAGCAGATTTCATCCTAGACAATATCTAATACAAAAGCCCGGCCAACTTCACAGTCCGCCGGGCTTTTTTGCCAAAATTCAAAATTCATCACTATGACAAAACTTATCTACTCTATTCTAATATATACTATATCGATTTCATTTTCCTGACCTTTTTCTTTTGACCGGTATCAAAGTCTGTTACTTCAACCCATTCTCCGGAATCATCATCTTCACTCTCGTCGTCTTTGTATAAAGTTTTATTTCGTTCATTGACTATGTATCCATGTTCGCGAAGCATTGCCAGGATAAGAACCATGCTACTATCAAGTGTTTGATCATGTGTATAGCCAAATGCCTCATTGCAGGAAACTAGGAGCATGAAGCTGCTTTGCGGTTCCGGTTCTTCCAGGTCTCGTTGTTCTTTTGAAGGGCTATTAACTCCTCTTCGTCTAGCGGGCTTACAGCTTCCAGCGCTGTGATAGTACGAGAAAAAGGGTTGCAACCGATCCGGAACAGGATCGCATTAAGAAGGATATAGATATCCTCCCAGGTGCAATTATCTTTTAAAACCTCCCGGAACCAAGCCGGCATATTTCCTCTTTTGTTGTGAATGCCGAGGCAGACGATCTCAAAGATTATCTCATCGTACTTTGCCATCAGGTCGGCGATCTCATTCTTAAAGCCTGTATCCTTATTGGCCGTCAGTATTTCCCGGTCTTGCTTATCAATATACAGTAAAAGCGGTTTTATCCGGAACCAGGTACGAATTGTAAGCGGAGTAATAACTATGCTATCCCCTAGCTTTTTCCCTTCTGGTAACAGATCTAACCGGGTGAACTCAAAGGGAATCTTAACCGGCTGATCCGTAACTACATTACTCTCTATCTGAAGTACTTGTTTTACACTCATATTTTTCCTTTAAAATATAAAAGCCCCGGACGAATCCGAGGCTTTCGATAACCTAACACTTTTCCATCAAGCTACCACCGCCTGAGTATCCGCACTTGTTACTTCTCCGGTATAGTAATCAGTTCCGGTAAACTTTACAGAGATCGTATATCCTACATCTTCTGCAGTCGGTACATAGCCGGCATAGTCCACATTCGGTATTAATTCAGGTTCTGCATCTTTTTTTCTGTACCATTGATAAGTACCGGTTGCAGCCTCGGGTAACACCTTTGCCGTTAAACGCGCTCCAACCTTCGGAGTCCCCTCAATAGCAATAGATTTAACCTCTGTTCTTTCAATAGGTTTCACCTGACGACTGAAGCCGGAACGCTGATTTCCATTTGAGTCAAAGACAGCCTGCTTCAACACTTTCACCAAGAGCAAGTCCGTATCTTCCTCTGATGGTCCCTGGCTCAAGCGTCCCTGAATGTCTCCATTTACTACAATATATTCAGTATATTTTCCCTGGTATGGAACAGTCTGAATTTTCAGAGATTTTGCAATGGAAGGAATCTTTATTGGTTCTTCCCATTTATCTTCTGCATCCACAGTACCGCCGCAAAAATCTTGCATTTCTGTAGCTAGTGGAGAAGGAATAGCCAATTCAATACTATCAGCTTCCCCTTTCTTTTTAAGGATAGCCCAGGGATCTTCAATACCCATTGCCTTAAATTCCTTGACAGTTTTCTCATTAAAATTGAAAACAACGGAACCCGTATGAATAATCGGATATCTTTTATAATGTTCTGCAGGAACGCCATCTCCCGGAGTCCCAAATCCGACATAAGCAACATCTACTGCTAAACTTCTTTCGTTTGCCATATTCTTAATCAATTTCTGTTTTAACTTCAAATCTTATATTTGTACAATCGAAGCCTTCTTTTGCTTCGCCAAGAGGTTCGGACCATACGATCCGAGATTTCCAATACATTCCGAAAGGAGGTATTATATTTCGCAGTGCAGACTTAACTTTTCGTAACGATCCTTTCATTAGCTGTCGATCAGGCATGCCTTTCGATTGATTCTTCACAAATATGTTGATATTGACCACCCCCTTATTGACGACCTCTGTTTCATTCAGCGGTAGCATCCGGACTGTGATATGGTTCTTTGTCTCACCATCAGCAGATCGATCCTTATACAGGATAAAGCCGGTACTGGCCGGTTCTATCGCATCATAAACAATATCAACTATATCAAACTGATCCGCCATATCAATATCCTTTTTCTGTAAGCTTGTCAAATAATTTTCTACTACAACTTTTAATAAAGTCTTCGGCTTCCATTGCTGCTCCTGATATTACATCTAAATTGTATATCGCTTCAACATGTCTGGCATAAGGCATTGCGGCAACACCAATTAAAACCCATCCTTTTCTGTAAATACTGGATAATTCAGATGTAAGCCTCTTTGATTCTCTCATGCCAGGATAACGCTCCGACCCTTCATCTGATAATTCGTAATTCTCACTTAATATTACCCCATCTTTCAATATTACATATCCGATTGAGGAACGAAGATTTCCAGTTTGATCTTCATAGGTTCCCTTTTCTCGAGCAAGTTTTACAAATTCTTCGCCTACACTTTGTAACAATTTGAATATTCTTTCTTCTGCCCGATCAATATGATAATTAAACCAACGTTCGACTTCTTTATCAGACCATAGAGGTGTTAATCCGCCTTTCTTTGCCATTGTTATACGTAGATTACAGAATGAGACTGAAACGGCTCCCAGCAGATGATATCGACATCTAAACCGATACTATCGATCCGGATATGATTTGCATCCGACACCGGGCGTACCTTTGTTGAAAACTCACCATGTACAGGACGTTCTTTTCCGTCGATATTCTTCTTTTGAGTTCCGCTATTATCAGGGAAATACTGACCTTTGACCTCAATCTCCTGAGGTTCTCCCGCCACCCATTCCCCTTTAATAAGGGAGCCGGTAGGAACCGTTACAATCGCTGTATGTGAATGTCGCTTCATGATGTATACTTCGCTCTCCCGGTTAAACGAATCGGCCTTTTCTTCGGTTGCAGTTCTTCAGCTTTCTCCGGCTCCCCATTCTGCCGGTACAACCTGGCTGCCGTCTTTAAATAGTCAACGCTACTCCAGGTAACAGACAGTTTGTTTTCGGTAAAGTCTGGATTATTGCCAATCATAGCATACATATCTGCAGCGGCTAAATTAACAGATTTCATATCTTTAGAAGGAGTGTACTCCACCGCCCCATCTAAAGAGCGGTTAGGAAGTACAACCTTTTCAAGATAATCCTCACATTCATCCAATGCAGGAAAAGCTAATATGGTATCCCGGACAGTCGCCATCTTAAATAAATTTGCTTGTGCTGTTTGTGTTCAAGATGTAGAACGTACCAGGGTTATCAATTACCGTAAAACAGTGGGCTTCACCTTTTGTCTTTTCACAGACCGGATCAACATCTGACCATTTTGTAACAAGCACATGACCTTTCTTGGCCTGAATTGCGTATTTCTTTACAGATTCTGCATCTTCCTCGGCAATTGGACCGTGCTGCATACGGCCGAACTTCTTGTCAATAGCAAATGTGATGTAACCGGGTTTCCAACCTTCCAATTCTGTGCGAACATGATCCTCGTCCTCAAATGACAGGTCGGAATCTTCAATCAGGATAATAGTCGGTAACCTTTTCTTTGTAAGCAGCTTGTTCAAGTCTTCCAGGAATAGATCGCCTTCATAGGTTCCGTGAGTGCTGGTCAACAAATAGCCGTAAGCCTCCTTCACTTTCTTTGTTTCAGCAATCGCGTCGAATGTGGCTTCGTCCATGAACATATATTTCACCTTACCTGTCTTCTTTGATGCAGCCTTAACCCTTTTGGCTTCAGCGAAAATATCAAAGTCCTCATTCGTCAACAATTTGCTTACGCACAATTTATTTTCTTTTGGAATACCCAGGTCTACATCCGTCTCGGTTACAATACCGTTGTTGTTCTCCGCATTCAACGAAATACGTCCAGTAGAGGCTGCCTGCAAAGCTAGATGTTCACATCGGCCATCGATGGCATCCACAACAAAATCAACATCACCAAACACAAGATGAAGGATCTTCTGCTTCTCTGCATCCCCTTGAACTCCCTTGCTCAGACGTTTGTAGGTCAGAAAATCTTTTTCACGCATAGTGCGTTTAACAGCCATCTTCGCAATTTCCCCACTAGCCTTTCCGATCACCTTACGACCTTTTTCCGGAGCAGCAGAATCATAAGAGATAACATCTGCTACAATCGTGTTCCCGGATTCAGCAGCCAAGGCTTCCCATGTAAGCTCATCGCTGTAATCCAACGGAAACAAGGTCGGCCAATAACGAGGAACACCTTCTTTTTTCTTCAGATAAGCCTTCAAGCGCTTATCCGTAAGTTCTTTCAATAAACTTCTTTCCATATACTTTTCGTATTAAATATTAATCTTCAAATCGCATCATCGGCAACGCATCACGGAATACCTTCGGTGCACCGTAAGCCATATTTGCCACATTATAAGAACCACGAAGCGAAATGCCTGTTTCAGCATGGCTCTTAGTCAGATCGATCTCATTTTTAGCTACTCCATAAGGAGTATACAGCAATACACCTTTACCTCCAGTTGCATCTTCTGCTTTTACTTGATGTAAAGTCTTTCCCTCCGGCAAAGCTTTACCTAAAGAAGTACCAACTGTGATCACATCATACTGAGGATTACTTCTGTCAATAGCAGTAATTGCATAAGCCTTTACCCCTACGACATCGCCACTAGTTACAAATTGACCAACCTTAAATTGAGAGTTCTTCTTCACTTGGTAAGAAGTAGCATCGGCTGCAGCATTGGCAAACAGAACAGCGGCAACCAACAAACGGTACAACCCTTTCTCATCCCGGCCAACAAAGAAGCCAGGTGCCACACAATCCGATACAGACTTATCCAAATCGGCCATAGCGACAGATCCACCTCCGACTTTATCTTCCAATTCCTTTATGATAAAGGGCATGTACTGATACTCTTTCTTCGTACTGTAATTATTCATACTATTAAAAATTAAATGATTTATAATTCTTTACCCTTGAATGCCGGAGCATCTTCAGTGCCGGAGCTTAGGAAGCTGTCAAACTCGCTATCCGAAACACCACCAGAAGCTGGAATATAGTTACCTTCAGCTACAGCTTTAGTGATGAATTTCTTCACCATATCGCCATACGATTTAACCTGCGCTTCCACTTCTGCATCTAAATTCTCTGCATCGAGGTTCACACGACCGATATAGTCATCAATAAAATCATCATCAATCTTCCCCTTCATCTTTGCCCTTACCAGCTCCATTTTTTGATTTTTCTGCTGACTGATCGCTAACCCTTTGACTAGATCGGTCAAATCTCCAATCTGTTTTTGCTGAGAGCTAAAATATGCCTGCAATTCAGGGGAAAGCTTAGACAGATCAGGAATAGCGGGGTTAGGAGGTGTAGGATTAGGATTCTGGATAGGTTTACCGTCCTTCAAACCATGATTTTTCTCATATTCAACAATTGCCGCAGCCTTAGCATCCGCTTGCGCTGCTTGCTCTGCTTCCGAAATGGCAGGCAGAATATTTTCCTTGAATAATGCCACACATCCTTCGATACTTTCCTCTTTCTCGATCTTGAATGTTTTCTGAATACGCTCCGCAAATTTTTCTGGAACACCAGCTACTACACATGCAGCAATGATTAATTGTAAAATTGTCATACCATTAATGTTTTCTGTTTAAAATATAAGTGTGGAAACATTTTTTTCTTTTATTTCCGCATAATCAAAAAAAACTATTTATATTTGTAGTAATAAAAGGGATTTAAAGAAGACTGTATTGGATTGCACATCCTTTGTCAAGTTCTTTACTTCCCTTTTATCTTTTCCACTATCGAATAGAACATGGATCTTCCATCTCTCATTTCCCTGATAACAGCATAAGATTTGCCACCAGCTATATCAATCTCTATATAATGGTAGCCCACAACCATGGCATTGTCTTTTTCATCCGGAGCGAACTTTACATACTGCCCGTCGCTAATTAGCTTGTCAATACGCCTCAAGGCTTCATTCTTCGCCGTTTGATCCTTATGAGGTTGATTAAGCGCCTCCTTTATTCCGGTCATAGTGAACTCTATAGGGCCGCTCAAGTTGCTCGCGAAAGATGATTTGCCTACCAGATTACTTTTCGCCCATTCTTTTATCTCAGTACGCTGCTTTTTAACCTGCTCTTTTGATGCCTGAGTCAATCCACTGCTCACTGGTATTGGTTTATCCTCAAAGTATTTTCTATTGTTTTTGACAGTATAAGAATTTTTTACAGCCTCATAATTATTATTGATAAAATTCTTTGCGTCTGCCGGTATATGAGTGATAGCCTTACCCTGTGGAATGGTATCGTCTAATAAATAATCTGCAAAGTCATCGTGGTCCATCAGGATGGGGACACAGAAACAAATACAAAAAGGATGATTTCCAACAAACACATAATCCTTCGGATATTTTCCAACCATCGCATCACAAATCTTACACGGACCGTGATTATTCGCAGATCGCTTAACCTCTATGCCAAGAACAAAGTCCATTTTCTGCCACCGGTCATGGTCTGCCTTACGATAATTCATATTTGTATTGGTAGCCGACAAACGAAGAGCATTCATGTAACTACTTCGATACACACCTTGTCCAGGATGGTAATCTTTCATGGGTGTAGATAGTTGCAGCTTGCCATTCTTATCGCGCACACGCCGAAAGCGTTTTTCCGGATTCTTTAGAAGCTGCCTTACATCACTACTGATCTCTCCAGCTGCCCGGCCAACAGATAAACCACTTCCAAGAAACAACTCTATCTGATCCTTTGTAATATCTACTATATTCCATACTCGATCCGAAAGGGTGATTCCATTGTCTACGCGGTTCTGGAAAGCCTTCAAAGCTTCCCTGTTTCGGTAAAACATGCCATCTTTTACAACAGAACTGATCGACATTCCTTTGATATAACGCTCTACAAGATCGTCATTCTTCACCTGTCCCCGCTGCCAGGCGTCAACACCAAAAGACTGAATATTATCAAGAAGACTTTTCTGCAGATTCAATAAAGAGCGATCAATACCTTTTTCAACTGAAGAATTACGCACCCACACATTCAGCTTGCCAGTTTCAGTCCACTTTCGTAGATACCCAGATATCTCACGAGAGAACTGATTGAATATATTTCCTATCGCTCCCTGCTGGATCAGTATTTTTTGGATATGTTGTCGCTCGTAAAATGATAGCTCAGGCATGATAGTTTACATAAAAGTGCTACCCAGCGGATTATTATTCGATGCCTCTTCTCTATCTTCTGCTTGCATCTGTTGTATCTCTTCGTCTACATCCTTGGTGAAACGAGAACGTGCAGTGACCGTCTTACGGCTATTGATCGGTTTGTTTCCATTAGCAATAGATAAGACTTCCATCTCTTCGCGCAAATCATCCGGGAGAACAGAACCAAAAGTAATCTCGACATCATTGTCCTCAAAATGACGTACCATAGTCGGATCGCATATCTTTGTAATACCTGCGATGATAATATGAGCTGCACGCTGAACTGCAGGTTCGAATATTTCCATCTTTTCCATAGCCTTGATAAAGGCATCCATAAACATAAACTTCATGCCTATGCCGGTAATGTTGCCTACATCCTTTAGATTTTCGAAGGATAAGTTAGGAGTGGATGTTCCGGAGAATACTTCATTTATATTTGTTTCTAATTCCAGTTTTACAGATTCAACGGACTGCTGCCATACCAAATAGTCTGCATCACCATGATACTCTTTGCCGGAGTCTTGATCGACCTTAACTTCAAACTCGATCTGTTTACCAACCGTATTTTTGCTTGGAAGCATTGTGGCTCCATAGCTTTTCAATATAGGTTCAGAGAAATAATCATTCGTGTCAAACAGACGGGAAATACGCAGTTCAATAGCATCCATTGCAGAAACAATATCTTCCCATTCCGGCAGATCTTGCTCTGCATACACAATGGATATTTTGCCAAATAGGTTCGGTTCTGTAGTTGTAACCCATGTCCCATCCATATCAATAGAAGTTATATTCTGATCGGCTGTCTGGATCCACACGTAGTCGTGCTCTTTGCTATCTTCCGGATTGATCGCTTTATATCGACGCGTAAAAGCGTCCATGTCGCCAAAGTCATCAAAATGGGG